AAATAGCGCTATTGAATTAATTCAAGGTGGCGCTAAAATTGTTTTACAAAGTGGCGATACATTAGAAGCAGTTTCAGATACAGCTAGTAGTTTAGATGTAACTCTTTCTTATATTGACACAATTAGTTCGTAGGAGGAATTATGACAGCAGTAATAAATGGCATTCAATACATTGGCGGCCAAACATCGGCAAATGAATTTATAAACAATCAAGCGGGTACTATTGATGGTACACAAACTGTTGAGAACGGAGTTCTTGCAGGTCCCATTACCATACCTGGAACAATAACAGTAACGGGAGTATTAGTCATTGTCTAAAATAGAAGTAGATACAATTGATAAACAAAGTGGCTCAACGGTTACAGTTGGTGGTCCTGGTACAAATGTAGTTTTAGGAACATCAGGCCAAAGTGTAACTTTAGGTTGTGGAGCAACTCAAACAGGATTCGGAAGAACAGGAACTGTAGATTGGTGCACTACAGCAAAGACAAGTCCTTTTACAGCAGTATCAGGCGATGGATTTTTCATAAACACAAGCGGCGGAGCTGTAACAGTTACTTTACCTTCATCTCCTTCAGCTGGTGATATAGTGGCAGTTTCTGATTATGCACAAACTGCTTGTACTAATGCAATTACAGTAGGAAGAGGTGGTTCAAAAATAGATGGATTATGTGCTGATTTACTTTTAGAAACTAAAGGAATTGCTACAACTTTAGTTTATGTAGATGGAACTAAAGGATGGAAACCTGTAAATTCAAATGAAGTAACAAATCAAATTTTATATGTTACTGCAACAGGTGGAACTGTAACAACTTCTGGTGATTTTAAAATTCATACATTCACTGCTGATGGGCCTTTTGAAGTAACTTGTGCTGGTTCAAGCGGTGGATCAGATAAAGTTTCATATGTAGTCGTAGGTGGTGGTGGCGGTGCTGGCGGAGACGGAGGTGGCGGAGGTGGCGCTGGAGGATTTAGAGAAGGTAAATGTTCAAGTGATCCTTATGCAGATTCACCTTTAGATTCAGGAACAGCTTTACCAGTTTCAGCTCAAACCTATCCAATAACAGTAGGTGGAGGAGGTCCTGGTAATGGAAACTCTCCTTGGAGTACAACTCCAGCTGCTATATCAGGAGGCCCTTCAACTTTTTCAACAATAACTTCTGCTGGCGGAGGTGGAGCAAGTAGAGGTCAAGGTGCAGCCGGTGGATCAGGTGGCGGTAATGGTAGATGTGTGCAAACTGGAACAGGAGGTGCAGGTAATACACCACCTGTAAGTCCCCCACAAGGAAATGCTGGAGGAACAGGAGCACCTGGATGTGGATCAGGTGGAGGTGGTGGAGCAGGAGCAGCCGGAAATAATGCACCTGGTAATAATGGAGGATCAGGTGGAGGCGGTGTAACAAGTTCAATAAATGCAACACCTACAACAAGAGCAGGTGGTGGAGGTGGATCAGCAGAACCTACAGCATCACCAAGCGCTATAAGAGGGGCAGGTGGAGCCGGAGGCGGTGGAGCAGGAGCAGGTAGTGGTACTCATGGAAATCAAGAAGCAGGGACAGTTAACACAGGTGGTGGAGGTGGTGGTGGCCCAGCTAATTCTTCTCCTTTTACAGGTGGAGCAGGAGGTTCAGGTATAGTAATAATAAGATATAAATTTCAAAATTAATTATGACAAGTACAATTAAAGTAGATAACATACAAAAAGTTTCAGACGGATCTAGCATTATTAAAAAATGTGGATCAACTATTACAGTTGGTTCGTGTGGAGCTACTGTTGCATTAGCATCAGGCGCATCACAAACAGGATTTGGTACACCATCTTCTTCAGTATTGTGGTGTAATACAGCAAAAACTTCTCCTCTTACAGCAGCAAGTAAAGTAGGATATTTTATAAATACAACAGGTGGAGTAGTTACAGTCACACTTCCTTCATCGCCAAGCGCTGGAGATGTTGTAGCTATAAAAGATTATGCGGGAACTTTTGATACTAACGCAGTAACAATAGGTAGAGGTGGATCAAAAATATCAGGTTTATGTTTAGATGCTAATTTAAGCACTAAAGGAGATTCAATAACATTAGTTTATGTAGATGGAACTCAAGGATGGATAAATGTCAATACAGATGATACAGTAAAAGGTGCTCCACTTTTTATTTGTGCAAGTGGTGGAACAATTACTTGTTCAGGAGATTTTAAAATACATACATTTACATCAGATGGAACTTTTACAGTTAATTCAGCACCTACTCCAGCTAACAATAATGTATCTTATATGGTTGTTGGTGGTGGAGGAGGTTCAGGAAGTTCAGGTGGTAATTCAGCAGGTGGTGGTGGAGCAGGAGGATTTAGAGAAGGTAAAACTCCAGCAACTCCTTATACTGCAAGTCCATTAGTGGCACCAGCAGGTTTACCAGTATCAGTAACTGCTTATCCAATTACCGTAGGAGGTGGAGGTACAGGTGCTCCTGGAAATCCAGGGCCAGCGCCAGAAACTCCAGGTACAAATGGTGTAGCTTCAGTTTTTTCAAGTATAAGTTCAGCAGGTGGTGGTTTTGGTGCAGGTACTAGTTCTCCCGGAACAGGTGGTCCTGGTGGATCCGGCGGTGGTGGTGCTGGTGGTGGTTTTAGTAGAGCTGGTGGAACAGGAAACACTCCTCCAGTTAGTCCCGCACAAGGAAATAACGGAGGAACAAGTCCTCCTCCTGGAGGATTAGATACAAATGGTGGTGGCGGAGGTGGTGCAGGAGCAGCAGGCACTAACGCTTCAGCAGGTGCATCAGGTAATGGTGGTAATGGAGTATCAACAGAAATTACAGGTTCAGCAGTAACTAGAGGAGGAGGCGGAGCAGGTGGTGCTTACACTCCAGCTGGAGTAAGTAAGGGAACTGCTGGTTCAGGCGGTGGTGGTGCAACTAACTGTAATGCAGCAGGCGATAATGGAACAGCAAATACTGGCGGTGGTGCCGGTGGTCCAAGTAGTTTAAACAGTGCTAGTGGTGCTATAGGTGGATCTGGTATAGTAGTAATAAGATATAAATTTCAATAATTATGAGTACAGTTAAAGTAAATAAAATAGAAAAAAGATCAGGAAGCACACTTACATTAGGTGGTCCAGGCACAGCCGTAACTTTAGCTTGCGGTGCAACACAGACAGGTTTTGGTAGAACAGGGACAGTTGATTGGTGCACGACTGCAAAGACAAGTCCATTCACTGCTGTTAATGGTGATGGATTTTTTGTTAATACCTCTGGCGGTGCAATCACCGTAACTTTACCATCTTCACCATCTGCTGGTGATATAGTTGCTTTTAAAGATTATGCAGGTACTTGGGCTACCGCTTGTAAAGCTGTAACACTTTGTAGAAATGGTTCAAAAATTGGTGGTGAATGTGCTAATGCAACATTAAACACAGTAGATCAATCAGTTACTTTAATTTATGTTGATGGCACAAAGGGTTGGCAAGATATTCAAGATTCAACTTCTTCTGTTTCAGGTAAATCATATACATCAGCAACAGGTGGAACTATTACAACATCTGGTGATTTTAAAATTCATACATTTACTGCCGATGGATGTTTTGCAGTTTCAGCCGTGGGGAATAGTGCTGGAGGAGGAGATTCTGTTTCTTATGTGGTTGTAGCTGGCGGTGCTAGCGGTGGTTCAGATAAAACTAGTACAACTTCATCAGGCGGTGGTGGAGCAGGAGGATATAGAGAAGGAAAAGTTGCAAGTGGTGGAGGTTCAGATCCATATACAGCCTCTCCTTTAGTAGCACCCGCAGGTGTTCCACTTTCAGTTCAAACTTACCCAATTACAGTAGGGGCAGGCGGAGCAGCAGCTCCTGGCCCAGGAGGTCCAACACCAGGTAATGATGGTGCAAATTCAGTTTTTTCAACTATAACAAGTGCCGGTGGTGGTGGAGGCAGTGGTGTATCACCACCTGGTAGTAAAGGAGAAGATGGAGGTTCCGGTGGTGGAGCAAAACAAGATAATAATGGTGGATCAGCAAATGGTGTAGGTATAGGAAATACTCCCCCAGTTAGTCCACCTCAAGGAAATAATGGTGGTCAATCAGACAGAACTGGACCAACTTATTTAGCAGGTGGTGGCGGTGGAGCAGGAGCAGTAGGTGGTAGTCCAGCTACTTGTGGATCAACAACAGGTCCAGGTGGAGCAGGAACTGCCTCATCAATTACAGGTTCCCCTGTTTTAAGAGCAGGAGGTGGAGGTGCAGGAAAATCACCACCATCATATGGAAGTAGAAACGCAGGAACAGCAGGACCTGGCGGAGGTGGTGCAGGGCAACCAGGACCAGGCACTGATCCAAGTGCAATAGGAACAGTCAATACTGGTGGTGGCGGTGGTGGAGCTTTTGGTGGACCAAATCCAAGCCCAAGTTGCGGTGGAACAGGTGGTTCAGGAATAGTGATAATAAGATATAAATTTCAAAATTAATGAATTTACAAACTTTAACAAATAACATATAAGGAGAACATTATGGCACATTATGCAAAACTAGGAGCAAATAACAAAGTTATATCAGTTGACGTTGTAGCTGATTCTGATTGTCAAAATGCTGATGGTATTGAAGATGAAGAAGTAGGAAGACAGTTTTTGGAAAGAATTCACAGCTGGCCTCTATGGAAAAAAACATCTTACAACACACAAGGTGGACAACACAAAAATGGCGGAACACCTTTAAGAGGTAACTACGCAGGTATAGGTATGACTTATGATGAAGATAACGATATCTTTATTAGTAAGAAACCTTACGCTAGTTGGATATTAGATGTTCCTACAGCTAGTTGGAAATCACCAATAGGTGATGCTCCAGCATTATCTGATGAAGAAGCCCTTACTCATAAGTATGAGTGGAACGAATCTACAGGTGCTTGGGATAAAACAGCTAGATAACACACTTGACATTTTTAATAGATTTTATTACATACTAAATAGGTATGCACAAGAAAGTATTAACAGAAGTAGACTTATATATAGGTGAAATTTCTATGCCTAAAGGCTTTGAGATTGATCGCGATAAAATAAGAAACGACATTATAGAATCTTTTATAAAACAAAATAGAGTTAATACTAATCCACAAGCTTATGCTTTTGATGATTATGTTGTACCTTTTTCTCAACCTTTACAATGGATGCAAGATTATGTGAGAGATCATTGGAGAGTGGACTACCATAGAACTTTAATACAAAAAAATATGCACGGTAATGTTATGCATCCTAAAGAAAAGTCTTGGACAAGACATCAAGTTGATCCAGTTGATTTACTTAACTCACCAGACTATACACTTATTTATGGTGTTGATGTTAAAGAAGGTTCTTGTGAATGTATTATTGAATATGATGATAACAGAAGAAAAAATAGAACTTGGCATATACCTCTAAAAGATAATCACTTTATAATGTTTCCTGCTACTAATAAGTATTCTTTTTCACCAAATACTTCTAACGGTTTAAATATAATTTTAACAATTAATTATGAATATGTCTAATTTTATTGAAGAGTATCAAGTACCAAAAAACATTTGTAATAACTTTATTAGTTATCATAAAAAAAATAAAGAATATAAACGTAGAGGAACAATAAAAAATGATGTTATGAATTTAAAAGAAAAAGATTCAACAGACGTATTTTTTTATAATGAATCTAAACAAGATTTTATTATTAATTTTTTTAAATTACTAGGTACTTTTGTTAATCATTATATGAATAAATATGAAATAGAAGGTTTATTACATACCGCTCAATCTCATAAAATACAACACTATGAAAAAAATAAAGGTTATTTTAAACAACACTACGAAAAATTTAGTTTACAAGAAGTTAATAGAGAATTAGTTTATATGTTGTATTGTAATGATGTAAAAAATGGTGGGACTAATTTTCCTTTTCAAAATATTAAAACTGAATGTAAAAAAGGAAATTTAATTATTTGGCCTGCTTTTTTTACTCACCCTCATCACGGAATAATTTCAAAAGATAAAGAAAAATATATTGCAACAGGATGGTTTTTAGTAAAATGAATCTGTCTAATTACTATTGGTACTTTCAAGCTATCATTCCACCAAGGATATGTGATCTTATTGTACAATATGGTAAAGCAGAAAAAGAAAGAGAAATTATGGCTATCACTGGTGGCTTTGGTAGAGATAGAGATTTAAAGAAAAATCCTCTTAACAAAGACGAAGTAAAAGATTTACAAAAGAAAAGAGATTCTAATATTATTTGGATGAATGATCCTTGGATTTATAAAGAAATACAACCTTATGTTCATATGGCAAATAAAAATGCAGGTTGGAATTTTGATTGGAATTTTTCAGAATCTTGTCAATTTACAATTTATAAAAAAGGTCAGTATTATGATTGGCACTGTGATAGTTGGGATAAACCTTATATGCAAGAAGGACCAACAAACGGTAAAATAAGAAAATTATCTGTAACCGTAACGTTAACAGATCCAAAAGAATACAAAGGTGGAGAATTAGAGTTTGATTTAAGGAATGAAGACAGAAATATTACCAAAAGGCTCTTTGGTTGTATTCCCCTCATTTGTATGGCATAGAGTCAAACCAGTAACTAAAGGAGAAAGGAATAGTCTAGTGATATGGAATCTAGGTTATCCATTTAAATAATATGAATGACATAAAACAAGGTGGTAGTGGCACACCACAAAAACCAAAAGGACACGTAGATTTTAAATCTCAATTTTATTTTCAAACACCAGTGTGGACTGCGGATGCACCAATGTTTTTAAAAAATGCAATTAAGGTAACAGATAAATATATTAAAAAAGCTGACAAGCTTCTTAAAGACAATTTAAAAAAAGAACCACAATGGAAAAAAAATATAGGAACATTTGGTTTATCTAAACATAGTGAAAGTTTTTCAAATGATCCTAAAGTAAAAGATTTAGTTCAATTTATAGGACAACGATCTTATGAATTTTTAGATTGGTCGGGTTTTAATTTACAAAATCATAGTTTACACTTTACAGAATTTTGGGTTCAAGAGTTTAGTGAAAAAGGTGGAGGACATCATTCAACCCACGCACATTGGAATCAACACGTGTCAGGATTTTACTTTTTAAAGTGTAGCGAAAAAACATCTTATCCTATTTTTCACGATCCAAGACCTGGGTCTATAATGACAAAGCTACCATTAAAAGATCAAGCACAAATATCAATGGGTACAAGTATGGTAAATTACAAACCTAAACCAGGAACAATGATTATTTTTCCAGGCTATGTTCCACACGAATATGCAGTTGATCCAGGATTAGAACCTTTTAGATTTATACATTGGAATATAAAAGTTGTTGAAACAGCAATATCAAAAGAAAAGAGTGCTAAATGAGTTTTAAAAAAAATAAATATATAGTTATTAAAGAAGCTGTACCAAAAGATATAGCAGAGTTTTGTTACAATTATTTTTTACTTAAAAGAACTGTTGCTAGAAGTTTATTTGATGCAAGATATATTTCAAAGTTTACAGAAGAGTGGGGGACTTGGGAGGATTCTCAAGTACCAAACACTTATTCTCATTATGCAGATATAGCTATGGAAACTTTATTAATGAGAACTTTACCTATTATGGAAAAGAAAACAGGATTAAAATTAAATCCAACTTATTCTTATGCTAGAATATATAAACCAGGTGATGTCTTACATAGACACAAAGATAGATTTAGCTGTGAAATA